GATGTACGTCAAATGTACAATGGGCGCAGTAGCCGTAGTGGTGTCCTTACAAATAATAAGATCACCAATACTTAACTCATCAATTGCCTTCAGAAAATAATCGGCATTATCAATTGCCGCCTTATTATCCGTTGATGTGTACTGCCAAGTGCTGCCACCATTACCAGAACCGCCTATGCGGCATAAACCACTTCGTGCAAAAGCCATGGATCACCCCCTATGGATCACCCCCTATGCGGTTTGCGTGTATTGAACTTTGACCAGACCACCTTCATCGCGCACAACAGAACCTGCTTTAAGCATTCCGTTACAAAGCCATGAAGTTCGTTCAGCCACCCAATCGACACTGGTTTCCATGTCAATGCCTACCGCCAAACCTACAGCGGGGCGTTGGAAGAACCAAGAATCGACAATGTTTGCACCAGCAGCACCAACTGACAAACCACCTTCTGTGCGAGACTCTAAAATGACAAACTCAAAACCAACCAGAGTATTGATCTCGCCAGATACAAGAGCTTTAACAGCTTGGAAGTCAACAGATGTTGCAGTTGTGTCATTAAGCAAACCAGACAGCCCAAGCGCATTTACAGCAGCATACAGCTCAGTATTGGGTACGCCCTGATCGCGCAATTCAACTTGCGCTTTAATGATCTTAGCCATGTTTAGGTTTGTTCCACCGCCACCAACTGCTGTTGTTACAGTTGTTGTAAGGGGTGTAGAGGCATCCATAGCATCAATAACCAACTGATCACAGCGACGACCTAATGCACCGGCAATTGTTTCTGCCAGTTCACGCTTTTCGTCAAAGTTAACATCAGCAGCATCGAACATATCCGTATACTCTGGTGCATTCCAATTAGATAAAGTTGCTATCTTGAACTCGTGATTAACATCCATCGGCGTTACAAGATCACTTGTAGACTTCTGGTTAGCTAACCCTTTACCCATGCGGCGAAAATTGTATGTATCACCAACCACATTATTACGTAGCGTCACAGTAGGCTTGAGCATTCCCATACCCTGGTAAGCCTGCTTTACTAAACTGTCAAATTCAGTAACCGCTACGCTTGAGAGAAATTTACTCATCGCGTATGTCCTCAAAAAACATTTAAAAAACTATTTTTTAAGGTTTCTTTTCGAGTACCCAGTAGCTGGATCGATACAAAACCTGTGCTACCTGGGCATCAACGATGGTATCCAGATGTGCCAATTATAACTCTATACGGTTATTTTTCCAACACGCTAAAGATTACCGACACACACACGTTATTTTTGGGGTAATCCTGTCGGTGTTTTATTTTATTAAATGCGCTAATGCGCTAATAAGGGGCGTTTTTAAATACTTCTCATATCTCTCTCTATAAGAAGTTTTTGTAATTAGGGTTAATTAGCGCATTAGCGCAAAAAGGTGACATTAACAGGTCATTTTTAACGTCACTGTGTCACCTTTTTAATGTAATCCTGTCGTTGTTTTATTCTGCTACCACGGAATTAAATAAAAATGTTTATTTCCATATAACTTTTCTACGGGAATTAAATAGAAATGTTTATTTCCATAGTTGTTTTGAAAACCTCTCCAGCACGCGCATTTCGTTATACGCTGGGCTTTTAAGCTGTTTAGCCGACAGTACCCACAGCTTGTCTGCCTGGTCGTTGGTAACAATTACTATATCGTTGGTTTCCTGGAGAAAATGCGCCTCTTCTACGGCTGCGTCGTGGTCTGTAAACATCATATTAATTTTGCCATTTGACTTTTTTACAGGCGAAAAAAAACCCGGACTTAGCAACCGGGCAAAGGCTCACGGAGAATTACTTTTTCTTGCTAGGGAAACCAGCTTTCATATTTGTGTATGCTTTTGCAGACACTGTTGATTTTGCCTTCGATCTGCTTGTACCCGCTTTCTTACGTGCATTTATGTTTGCGTATAACCCTTTTTTAGCCATTTAATCACCCGAAAGTACGTTGATATGGTTCGTTACCTGCGAACTCTTCCCACATCTGCATCACTTTCTTGTCATATGATGGGTCAACAGATCGCAAAAGATTGCCGTGTTGGTCTGTTTTTAAACTTGCAGCTTCAATATCTGCTTTGGTAATACCGGATGGTGCAACACCACCGTCAATCGGCAGCTTTTTAGGTGCTACAGCTTTTATAATCAACTCGCCAAACTCGATCATGTCGGCATTAGTAGCCAATTGTGCAGCACGTTCAGCATCATCAGCACTCATATTGTTGCGAACGAAACCCTCTAGGTTCTGGATGCGTTGTTGTGCGTTATCACCTAATCGGGCTAGTTCAGTCTCTCTGCTTACCTGTTCAACTGCTTGATCCTGCGCTGTCATCAACGCCCATGCCTTATCAAAATATTCCTGAGACATATTCGATTCGTCGGCAAATGTCTTTAGTTCAGTAAACAATGCATCGTCGTTATCAACACCGTCTGGCATTGCATAACCTTCCTTTGGCGCACCTGTAAAGCCACCAAACTTCTTTTCTAAATCTTTATATGCTGCTGCTTGATCACTTACTGATTTATATTTTCCTGAGTTGTACCACTCTGGCCTGTCACCTGCGCCTTTAATCCCTTCTGCAAGGAAGTATTCGTTCTCTCCAAGCGTTGGCGCTGGCGCACCCAGTAAACTCTCTGGCGCTGTTTCAACAACTTCAGTCTCTGTATTCTCTTCACTCATATCATCTCCACGGCATATCAATGATTTGTCTGTGTTTGGGTAAAGTTTGATGCTTTAGTAATATCTCTAAAAGCTTACGACCACCGTTTAATAGGGATAGATCGTTAACGGATATCCATTCAACGTGCTGCCCATACTGATAACAACGAAATGCACGGAACTTATAAAAGTATTCGAAGTATTCAAAGCCATATTGCTTGCCGAGTTTATCTAACCACTTAAAATCGAAACCTACCTCGACCAGTTCGGCTTTATCTTTTTTTTCAATGCTGATTTTAATCTTTGCTTTCTCAGTCATAGAACTTCCGCTTGTGTGACCTGGTTAATAATAAATTTAACAACACCCGCTTCACCGTTCTTATAAGCAGCTTCATAATTAATATTGTTTGATCCGAAACTAACGTCATTGTTAAAGATAAAACGCTTGGTTAAATCTTCAATCAACCGCTGTCCGTTCTCACCACTAAACCCACGGTGATATGCACGAGCCAGATCAGCAGCATTCGATCTAAATTCCTGTTGTTTGCGCTGGGCATCCTTTGAACTAACATTCTCAACATCACTCCAGGTCATTGCGGAGGTGCCGGTTGCGATACATTCATCCCAGCCTGTGCAGCTTGCGCTCCAGCTTGGATAATCTGCGCTTGTTCAGCGGGTGTTCTTAATATTTCCGCAGGTACACCCATCTTGCTACCCACCCACTCGCCTAGCTTTTCGAGTTTAAAGCCAATCTTCGCCTGATCTGGCCCAGCGTTCTGCATGACAAACTGTATTGCCTGGCTAACATTGATAACGTCTTGATCATCCTGTGATCGAGCTAAGGGCGAAGTAAATTTGATCTCAATCGTTCTGTTATCTAATTGGATTGGGCTGATTAGCCCCTTTCTTGTAAGAATAAAGATTACTCGACGCAAAATAGGCATCAGCACTTCAGTCTGTAACCTTCCAAATGCAGAACCAATGCGTTTTGCTAACTCTCTCGATTCTATTGCAACTTCAGTAGCGGAGCGTACAGGGCTAGTTGGATCACGCAGATCGTTAAACAATGCGCGTCTGATCGATGCTGACATATCCTCGATATGAAATTGCGCTAGAGATAGATTCGCCCCAGTATCGAGACGCTGTAAGCTAGGACTCGATGTATTGTTCGATCCAACCGGGATAACCACACCAGGCGATATAGTCATCGTATAAGGGTTGGTCACGCCATCGTCTGTTGCTGTATACATCCCTGCTAGATCAATAGCAGCTTTGTGCATAGACATTTCTTTGATCTTGTTAAGACTTTGATCTTGTTTAACGATTTAGCATCAGCTAGACATTGCAATGCAGGGCCACGCCCTCTGATCTCACCCGCGCATTTACTGTATCTACCTGACACCCACGGACTGCTAACCCCAAAGTCTTCCATCCACGATATGCGCTCCTCCCCTTTCACCCACACGCATCCGTAATAGGTTTTGGTTTGGGGAATAAACACAACGCCCTCACTGACTTCAACGTGCGAGTCTGGGGCATTCTTGATCATGTCTTGAATTGTTTGAGAGGGCTTAAAGCCATCCCACTGGCGAGTGAGATTACGCGCTTGTACTTTGAATTTACGCCAGTGTGTTTCTATCGTACCCTCTGGCCCCTCTTCAAATGCTAATCCTACTTGCGGTACTGCGTGGAAGACTAACGGCATATTGTCATCGTCTTGATCATCAACACGAATAGTTGACGTACCAATCAACAGCTCTAACGATGCTTCATAGAATTGCGTGGCGAAGTTTGATCGGTTGATGTAATCGAAGATAATGTCTGATTGCTTGTCGAGCTGGGCTTGTATCTCTTCAGTGCTTACCCCTTCATTCGCTTCAATCAGTTCCTCAAAGTATTGCGTAGGCTGTAACACTGCCCACCGTGACCAGATGGGCGCTATGTTCTCTTGAAGCTTACTCGCACCTTCCTGTATCGCTTGGATCGGAACAGAGTCGAAGATGTTCTCCATCTTATTTGAGCCAGGAGACTTAGCGTCAAACAGGTTTCTGTTCGGCAGGAAATATTCGTAACAGTCATCCAGTTCAGAACGCCATGCTTGCATTCGCTCAAATGCCCTAGCCTCACGTTCTTTTAAATCGTTAAGTGTGCCTAACTCTTTGGGCAGCTTCACCGACCACCGCCGAACATAGAGAAATTGCCGTAGTTTCTAGCGCCGGGATTAGCCGTGGCCTTAGCTTTAGGTGCTGATGCTTTAGCCATCAATGACGCACTGCCTAGCTTACCCCTAGCCGCAGCTTTTAACCGCTTCTCACCCTTGCCTATCTCTTCATCAAGTAACGTCTGGTTACGCGCTTGCATCGCGTTCTCTTGCGCTGTTGGCCCAGGTACTTTAGGTCGCTTCATAAAACCCATGTGTTCGCCTCACATATTTAAGTAATTGCCAAGGTGTCCAGATGAATGGTTTGTTAATCCCAAGCATTTGTTTAGCGTGACCAGTACAGGTATTCAACATAAATAAACTTTTTGTCCCTGCAATTTCGTCACAACTGATCACTAACCCGTTGCCGATTATATCTTTTATGCTCTGGAGTGTATATAACTCGACCCTGGTGGTGTTTCGACTGTAAATTATGAAATGTTGACGGTATGCTTTGATGATAAAACAATGCCGTATGCCATCTTTCAAATACTTTGAATACCAATGCCCATCATCATCAGTGAAGCAGATGTATAGCTTCTCACCACACATTTACTTTAACCTTCGCCTGGTGTATTTGTGGTCGCCTACCGCTCGACATTTGCTCTGTCCAACCAAGAGCTAGTGTCTGCAACGCATCAGCACCATGACTTGCCCAATCATGCACTGGATTGTCCCTAAAACAGTTGTGCTTTGCATCCCACTCTCTGTGATATGAGCCTAAACAGTTTAGTCCATGCTCTGCCTTATCTTCATCAATCCATAGACGCGGGAATAGCCGTCTGATTGCCTGTATGCCCTCTGCTTTCTTTGCTGGACGCTGCACAGTGCGGAACACAATACCCATGTCTCGCGCTGTATCTTTTCTGCTTCGACCTGTTGACAG